TCTAGTCTGAGTTCCGGAGAAGGAATAGTTCGTCAAGTTCTGAACGCAATAGATACCGTCAATAGGTGCCGTCCAAGCTCCTGTGCTCGTGTTGTAAGCACTGGTGCCAATCAGCTTGGTCAACGTCTGGCCCTTGATATTGAATGCGGTGTTCGTGACGGCAGTTGTACCAGTGGCAACCGTATATTCTTCGTAATACCTGATCGGTGCCATAGTGCTCACCTTGTCAATGATGAGCCATTGCCCATTGACCTTGTTCAGAAGCACCCGGTCATTCAGGGTAGGCACATAGGAACCGAGCACAGGAAGAGCGCTGGTTGTTTCTGATGTGTCTCCGTCAAAGGTTACGTAAGGACCGCTGGCAGTTGTGACAGTTCCCAAAGCGACAGTCTCGGTTTGCTTTGGTTGAACTTTCCTCATCAATCCAATGAGGTCTTCACCCGAATTAATTGCTGACATCTGGTGTACCTACTAGCGAAGCATCAAGGTTAACGACGTGGCGAACTGTGTGAGTCATTGATCCACCGGCTTTGAGGTCCATCTTCCAACTAACCTCAGCGAACTTGCCGGATAGATCAAGTCCGTCATGGGTGAGCCAGAGGACATCCCTGTTCTCATGGATCGGCATTACCGGAGTTGTGAACTCAACCGACTGATAGACGTTGGCAGCATTAAGGGCAGCTCGCTTAACGAGAGCGTCCAATTCGGCCTGAGTCGCAACATCGGCGCTCGTGTCTATCTGTGCAATCTTTCGACCACGGTTGATGATTGAGACCGGGGACTTCGGATCATCATTCGTGAATGTGGAAGTCAGAACTGGTCTACCCGGCTGGCTTACCGTGAACACGATGTAATTAGGCACTGAGAATAGGTCAAGTGTCGAAGTTACTTCCGGTGTGAACATGGATTCATCACCGACATTTGTATAAGTGAAGGTGATAGGAGCACTGTCAGGCTCAACGTATGGCTGAACCTGTGCAGTGCCGAAACCATCGAACCAGAGAGAGTTGTAATTGATCGAAGCTAGAAGATCGTTGATGATTTGTAGCTTGGTGGTTCCGATATCCCAGATTCGATCAATTGGCAACGTCGCATCCGAAGAAATGATGTTCTTATTCGGGATGTTGACCAGGAGAGCGGCCACAGCATCGGTGTAGGCCGTGCCAGCAGTGACGACATAGCGAACAGACACACTATCGTCAGTGAGAACCTGAGCTTGGTCATAGCCGGTGCAATCGACGGTTACCAATCCAGAGCTGTATTTCTTAGCCGGTGCCGAGACAAGGAAAACTCCCTGTGGAAAGGAAGCTAATCCACCATCGGGCATGGTGACAGAAACAATCGGCCTGATCCGGTCACTGCCGAATAGGAAGCCGGGATCACTAGCAGAGTAGAGGCTGAAATTAGCTTGCCTCTTGATTGAGGACAACGCTGAATTGGTGATCGAACCACCAGGAGCAACGTTGGTGAGAAAGCCCTTGCTGACATTGCTGGACGATAACCATTCATAAGTGAAGGTCAGGAGTCGTCCAGAGTCCAGAAGTGCAGTTGTCACTTCATCGGCTGAATAGCCGTTCACAGCTAGGTTCTTCATGGCTGGTTCCCGGTGAATTGCAATGTGAAGGAACCGGTCTGTCCCCAGATTTCGTCTGTGAATTGGACCTTGCCCATGACGCCACGGTAAGAACGTCCCCGCTGATCCCTGACGACAACCTCAGACTTGGTGAGAGCTAATCCTTGAAGTGCTCCCTGGTCCTGCAACGACGGCAACTGAACCGTAATGGCAATCTGTCCGTCATAGCTGTTTCCGAACTCAGAGAAGCCATAAGGACGGCCTTCAATATCCAACGTCTGAGGATCAGCGCTCAGGTTTCGAGTACGGCCAGCACCGTCATAAACAAAGTTGTAGCTGGTTCCGACAGGATCAGAGTCCGCAGCAATCCAGAGGTTGTTTAGGGTTACCGTCGTGAAGCTCACCGAGCTGTAATCGCTGGTTAGGAAGACGTTGTTCTCAGTCTCGCTCAGGTAAGCCCGATATTGACGCTTGACACCGGACTTGGCGCTGTAATCGTAGATGATTTCAGAGACATTCGAATTCGAGACAACATGACTATCCAGAGCATTCCAAGTAACGCCATTGTCGTCAGAATATTGAGTCGTCAATGTCGGTGCATCGTCGGTGTTCGGGAAGAACCCTGGAACGTATCCCTGATAATAGGAGCTACGGTAAACCGCTAGAGCATCCCAATAGTGAATTTCGTTCAGGGCTAGGCTTCCCGAGCTAGGAGTTACCGAAAGAGTGACTTGGAAGCTCGCTGCACTTGCTGGCACGGTTACCGAACCTGATGCAATTGTCCAACCGGTTGTTACGTCGGTTCCAGAGACACTTAGAGTGCTGAGGCTTGTTCCGGCAGAGTTGTAGAAGATCAGGTTCATTGCAAACGGTCGGCTTGTAGCGGCAGCCTTGACGGCAGCATGAAGCCAAATCTTCTCTCCCGGAGTACAGGACAGATAACGGCTTTGACCTAACTGAGCAACCATCGTGGTAGTTGCAACAGTGCAGGTTTGAGCCAATGAACGGGAACCATGAAGTGAGGTAGTGCTAGAAGCGGCAGCAGAACAGTTACTTAGTCCTGTCCAGATGTAGCTGTCACCCTCAAAAGTGGAGTCATCGAAAGACAACAGGTTAGGGGTTGTCTCGAAGAATCCACCACGGGACCAGACCGGCAATGAGGATGAGATTGTTGATGTTGAGGCATTGACGGTGCCATTCCACGTTGCACCAGGGCTATTACCGTCGAAATAGGAACCGGCAGAGTCGGACTGTTCGATCAGGACGGCATCAACGTAGAAGTATTGACCGGCTACAACGTCGTTTCCAGCGAAACAGAATGTCACTGCGGCTGAGGTTGTCGTTGCCGTGAATGTGCAACTGACACGTTCCCAAGTGTCTTTGTCGGTAACCGTGTTGCTGAAACCATTCAGACCGATTCCAGGCACGATTGCATAGACGCTACTGACGCCACCGGCAGTTGGTAGCTTCACGTATCCAGAAACGGTGTACTTAACACCTACAACAGTCGTGAATGAAGCCGAGCTTGCACATGGGAAGAAGACGTTAGGACCAGTGGCAAGAATCTTCATGCACTGAGTACCGGAGTATGAATCCGAGCTGATGACGGACAGAGTTGGTGCGTTGTTACCGGCAGCCGTCCAACTTCCGACAGTTCCGGTTTCAAAGCTAGGAGCTGTCGAGAGGTTTACTCTTGCTCCTCCTCCACCATGCCAAATAGCGGCATCGTCAATAAAGAACTGGTCACTGACAGAGGTACCGCTGAACACAATTGAGTAATCAGCAAATGCGGCATTGGCAGGAGCGGTTGCATTCGTGACAATGACAGCATTCCAAGTGTTCGCAGCAAGCGAGGTAACCGAGCTGGACACCGAAGAGAGAATTGTGTTGTTGGTGTCTCGGAAGTTCAAAGTGAACTGAGCCGATCGGCCTGTTAATGCCTTTGGGTTGACATAGATGAGGGTGTTGTAAGGCATCAATGGTTGAACTGCGACTAGACCAGCTCGGCTGTAAACCGTTGGCGTTGTCGTGTTGGTGACAGTGACAGCTACAGAACCGGCACCATCACGGACTGTTGTAGTCGAGTTAGCAACAGTGCAGTTAAGCGGGCTAGTAGCTAGCGGCAGATATCCACGGTCGAAAGTTGAGTCGTCATAATTCAACAGGTTCACGTCTGGATAGACGGTGATTGTCGTTCGCTCATTCGAGGTACCGCTTACCGCAGTGCTGATTCTCGGTACACCAAGTCTCAATACACTGACCGTGAAGGTACCTGTAGCAGCCGCTAGCGAGCTGAACGCGCCACCTGGACCACTCCATGCCTGGTAGACCACCAAGGACACGTTGTAGGAGGCATTAGGAAGGTTGGTGCTTACCTGATGGCTCGTGTCAGCAGAGGTAACTAGGCCAGAGTCATAGACCTTCACTCCGGTACTCGAATTGCTGATCGTTACCTGATATTGGGACTGTGGCTGAGCGTCGTCAAAGTAATCCCAAGTAATTAACGGGGATGCTGTGTCATTGATGGTCGAACCGGTTGCAATACCGGTCAGAGTTGCCGTTGGTGCAGTGTCATAGGTAAGAGATAGCTTCGCTTCGCTTACTCGAATTTGAGCATTGGCAGCATTGGTTCCATAGACCGTGTTGAGACCGAACTCAACGTAAAGGCCACGCTCTAAGTCGTCCTGAGTGATGACGCCACCATTAGCAAGAGCACTAATGGAAGGTCCGTTGTAATTCTTGAAGGCAGCAGAGGACACCGGATAGTGAGTTGTTGGAAGGTGGTCAACAGCAGCGTATTTCGTACCCGAATGGTCACCCTGGAACACAAGCCAGTCATTACGAGTGTTGGAAGTGACCATCTTGGCGCGAACGGTCGGAGTAACACCGGATACGCGAGCACCGAAGGGCAGCTTGTAGGAACCAACGTTGTAGCGGAAGTAATCCGTAGCGTTCTGTTGCTGAATGTAGGTGGCATCATTTCCGTCTTGGAGAACGGCAAGTTCAGTTCCACCGGAAACGGAATATCCAGATGGACGTGAGCCAGCTCTAACCGGGTAGAGCGGAATAGGCCATGAAGTGGCCGATGGATCAGGACCAGTGATATATGTACTCATTACAGCATTTCCTTATGTACTCCGGTTGAAGCCATTTGCCCTGCCTCAGTGATAATGTCGAAAACGTCAGCAGCCTTTTCGATATCGTCGGCTTGAACCGTGACGTGTAAATGTTCGATATGAACGGCAGGACGGTTGTCATTGGTCTTTCCGCTCAACATTGCATTCAGCCGATCAAGTGGAACGACAGCTTCCGACTGTCCAGCCTCAGCGACTCGCACTAATCGACCACCAGGGGTTGCCGGGATAATTCCACCCTTAGCAAGAGCTGGAATTAAGACTTCCCCGCCGATAGTTCCGACACCAGGAAGGTGAGTGTTGATTCTCGGAATGTGCAAAGGCAGATGAAGGATATTGTTCAGGCCATTCTTTATGGCGCTTCCTAGATCGCTTACAAATCCGCCGACGTTGCCAGCTCCGGAACGAATACCGGACCAGAAAGAGCTGATGAGGTTTCGTCCTGCTGAGAGCATGGAACCGGCTGCACTACCTATGCGGCCTGGAATGCTCGTGACGGCACCAACGATCCGAGACACGTAGCCAGAGACCGCAGAATAGGCAGAGGCAAAGGCAGAGCTGATCCAGCCGATAGCAGCTCTCATTCCAGAGAACACCGCAGTTGTTACCGAACCTAGAGTTCGGAATATCGTCATCCAAATGTTTATATAGGTTCGGATGATTGTGACTGTAATTGAGATGTAAACGGAAATGGCCGTGAATACCGGCTTAATGATATTGGCCCAAAGCCACGTTGTAACACTGGCGATTACGTGCCAGCTCGTATTAACGAAATCTCGGAACCAGCCGACCTTGTTATATGCCATGACAAGGCCGATACCCAAAGCAACCAGGGCAGCAATTACTAGGAAGATCGGGTTAGCTGCCATGACGGCATTGAAAATGCCCATAGCAATAGTGACAATCTTGAATGCGGCAACGGCAGCAAGAATTCCACTGACCAGAGGGATAAGCCATGAAGTGTTCTTCTGAATGAAGCTACCGAGCTGGCTCAGAATAGGAACTAGGTGTTGGCCTGCCCACCCTGCAACGTTGGTAAGAGCTGGCACCAGGGAACCAGACAGGAACAACGATGCCTTGGTGATGATCGGTACTAATGCCTGACCAATTGTGTCCTGCAAGTTGTGCATTGCAACTTGCATCTTCTGAGTAGAAGTCTCCTGAGCCTTGGCACTTCCACCGAATTCCTTATTCAGCTCACCAAGGATGATCTTCTGAGCACCGGCAACGTTGCCGTGTTGGACCATCGTCTTGATTTGGGTCTTCTGCTGTTCCGTGAAGGTGACACCGACACGAGAAAGGGCAGAGATACCGGCAATAGGATCGTTAAGAGCCTTTCCAAGCTGGACAGCAGCTCCGGACATTGACTGACCCGTTGCAACGGAGAGGTCAGTAAGAGTCTGAGTAGCTTGGTTGAATACGTCGTTGCCCTGACCAACGCCATTCTTGATGTTGGTGAAGGTCAAAAGCATGTTCTGACCGGCTAGGACGTTATCCCCGTCAACACCAGTATTGGATTCGATCTTGTCTGAAAGATCGCTCATTTGCTGGACGGTTACCCCAGCAGCGCCACCAGTGGACTTGATAACTGCGGCAGTCTGAGAGAGGACTCTTTGATGGTCTCGCCAGCCGTCAACTGACTCATGGATAAAGTCAGCAATCTTGGCACCAGCAAACATGCCGGTAAGGCCAGTAGCTACCGGAGCTAAGCCCTTGACCAATCCACCGAAAGAGGTCTTCGTCTTACCGGAGGTCTTCTCAACCTCATCAGTAATCTTGGTAGTAGCTCCGGTGAGACCCTTTTGAGTTTCATCACGAATAAGAAGGTCAACATAGGCTTCCGCCATCTGGAAACTCATGTTGACTCCTTATTAAACCTTGCTGAATGAAACAAATTCCCCGAGACCGGCCATTTCAAATCCGGCTGGTGTTGATGGGATTTCTACGTTCTGAGCATTCGTGCCCAATGGATTACGTTCCTGGTGCTCATTGACAATGCGGGCTTGAACGGCACCTTCGTAAGCCGCTATGTATTGCACTCGCCTATTGAATAGGCGGGAATCGAGCGAATAGATATCGTCTATGCGGTGGAAGACTGAGAAGTCAGACTCAATCTCAGGGAGATAATCGAGAATCCAAATGAGTTCGGATGCTCTCCCCCAGACATCAAAGTCTTCCTTTAGCCATTTCCCCGAGCTGCCTCTTCAAGCTGTTCATCCGTCATGCCGAAGACAACTAGGCAAGCTGCCTTGAATACCGATTCAAGGATTTCCGGTGTCAAGTCGTCATACTCTTCCAAGGCTTCATATCCGCCATCGGAGTCTTTCAACAGCTCTTCCAGCAACCAGGCCGTAGCCTCTTCGGGACTCTTCTTCATCAGTCGCATGAGCTTCAATTGAAGGTTCATACGGACCTTGTTAGGGATGTAATAAGGCTTGCCGTCAATGCTGAACAGATGAACCTTTTCAACTTCGGTCTCAGAATTGGTTGTCAGTTCTAATGCCATAGATATTCGCTTTCATTTGGTGGGTTGGTGGGTTAATTGAGCAGCCGGAACCAGCCGAGAAGGGAGAATTAAGCTGGTCCGGCTGCCCGGAATTAGGAGGTCTGATCCACTACGTGAATTGGAGTGATAGAAGAGGACACATAGTGAGTGGTCAGAGTGACAGGCCAGTAGGCTTGTCCGTCCTTCTTATAGTCCTGCTCTACGTTTCCGGTGCTGAGAACCTTTCGCGCAATTACACGACGACGGAACTTGCCCGGTGCGACACCATCAAGAATGGCGGCAATGTAGGTTGGTGCAATTGCGGCTGAGCTTGATACTGGATCGTAGGTGCTGTTACCGGAACCGGTTGTTACCGTTCCACCGTTGAGGGCAATCACGAGATTTGCCAAGGTTGGTTCAGCAAGGTTGGTCTGAATCGTTGCCTCACGCGATGTCATTCGACGCTCAGGGGTATCAACGATTTGGTCAACGCTCAGCTCACTGAATGACTGGTTGAAGACGAGCTTAACTCCACCATCAGTTGCACCGGCATTAACCCAAGGGGTTGTTGGTGCAGCATTGACGGCACTATCCAACGGCTCAGTTGCACCGAATGCAGCCGTGTAAAGATCGGCTGGACCCTGGATTAGATTGCTTGATGTGACGGACATTGTTTATTCCTTTTCCTTCTTTGGGTTGTCCGCATCAACCAGGAGGCCAGCGGAAGCTAGATAGTCATATTCGGCCTGATCGGCTAATTCGAGTTCAACAGTCGGCATGAAGGTTGTCTTTACCTTCAACTTGGACTTGTCTTCCTTCGGTGTGCTCATGCTTTGAAGTCCTTTTTCTCTAGTGGAAATTTGATCCCTGCCATATCCGGATGTGCCCAGAGGGGTAATGCCTCTTCTGGCCTTATCGAGACCTTGACCGGTTCAGCTCCCCGGAAGAGAAATTGAAGTTCCCGTTCGTTGTCGTGAACGATCACTTTTCCGTTCAAGGTCAAGAGGTCTCCGGATCGGCTGCCTTTTAGCGCAAACATCAGAACGTCCAATTAACTTGTAGGTCGCACTGGTAATGCGCGTAGGAGGCATTTGGATCAGGGATTGGCCTTGGCTCAGATAGGAAGTAGGCCGTCATAATCCGAGCTGGCTTGTATGGATCAGGCAGGACCAGGGAGACACCGACGTTCAAGAGCTGGTAACAGGCTTGACGTACCTGTTCCGCGTACTGGTTAGCCCGTTGCTTAGGTGCCTTGGCTGAGTTCGTATTAGCTGCCCAGAAATCGAGCTGCACAACCGGTCTTGCAATAGGCACGTACAGGCCAGGGGTACCACCTACCGGAGTCACCTGTAAAAAGCCGTCTGTGGCCCACTGAGACACGTCTTCGGGCAATGTGGCACCGACCTTGGAGAAGCCAACGGACTTCAACCAGGCAGTGACGACTTGCTCAGTGTTCGGAAGGAGAGTGCCAGCCATTAACTCTCTCGATTCTTGTAGAGAGCTGGCTTCAAATACGGCTGAGGATTCATCACAGACGTTCCCGCTTCAACGAATGGGGAATAATCAACGTCGGAATAGACGTGAACTGTGCGGTCCTCTACCTCATACGAGATTGAATCTCGGAGCTTGCCGCTTTCTACGGGAGCTAATCGCTTTGCATCCTCAGTGATATCTTCACCCAGCTTGTCAAGCAATTCATGGAGGTTCGCTTGGATATGCTTCTGCCAATTGCGGTCCACAGTGACGCGAACAGACATATCTAATGCACCTCCTGACTTGTCGTGCAGGGTTGAAACTGAATAAAGCTGGTTGTCCCGAGCTATTCATTTCAACGGGTCAGGAAGAAATAGCGATTCCCTTTTAGGAGACTCGCCTTAGATCAAGCCGAAGGTCACCCTGAATAAAGGGAGATTGAACCTGTGCGTAGGAATCGACCATGTAAATAACATTGGTCTTTTCGTCTAGCAGCCGATCCCCGGTCTCAATGTCAGTGCCGTATGGCAATCGAGCTGTGTAGTAACGGACAATCATCGGTTGCGTACTGTCCTGAGTCGCTACTAATCGACGTTGCTCCAATAGAGAACACGGAACCTTGCTCAGAACGGCAGTGTTGGAATCGTCCTCATCCCCGTACTGATCTACGGAGCTACCCCGATAAACCGTGACAGTGGTTGTTGGAAGGCTAATCATTGGTTAGTTCCAATCCACCGGAAGCCAACCGCCAACGGTATTCGGATCATCATTGCCGTTGGACCAATCAGCATCCGTGTACGGCCTGCCTGGATAGGTGTTCAGAGAGCCACCGTTGTAACGGTCCATGTGACGGCCAGGAGCGATGTAGATAGACCTTGGACGTACCCAGGAGACACGAGAAAGAGCCTTCTTAGCCAATGGCGCAACCATGAGGGTTGAAGCGTCACGAGTGCTTACAGACAGGCCGTCCTGAGATTGGTTCGTGAAGTCAGTTCGGGAGAATAGATCAGGCTGAGAGTGCATCCAAGCGGCCTGATAGGCAACAGCCATTTGAAGCCACTTCCGATTGGTGGCACGGAAGCCAGCAAAATTCGAGAGGTCAACGGATGCGTAAAGCTCAATCACGCTCAATGCCTGAGAGACTTCATCGTCTGTGACGGTTACTCCGGTGTAGGCCGATACATCAGCCGTGGTAACACCTGTGATGGTTGACATAAGTTTTCGACACCTAGCCTTTAGATACAAAGAACGGGACGGGAACACCCACCAGGCACCCGTCCCGCTCTAGTTGTGTGGGAATTGAGATATTCGGTTATTCGGCTAGTGCCTTTGTAGGAGTGTTTGCTTCTCCTGCAACGTGATCTACATGAGCAGGAACTACTTCAACCTTGTAGGTCACGCTGGAATTGATACCGTCATCAAGGTTTGTGGCCTTGACTAGCTTCACGTCACCCTTCGGATGCAGACCGCGTTGGATAGCCTCATTGAGAACAGCTAGCGAATTGCGTTCGTGAAGTTCCTTGTCTGCCTTTAGGTCACGTCCCTTGATGATGAATTCCTTGACGTAATAGTCCGATGGACGTTCCTGGTCTGCTGAACGTTCGGAAACCTCTACCTTTGGAGCACCGACTTCGGAAGGGAATTGCTTTGCAGCAGGATCGGTAACTTCTGGATTTACTTCTACTGGATTTGTCATTTCAACCTTTCAATCTTGGTCTCATGGAATGGGGACTGAGCCAGGGATAATCACCAACTCAGTCCCCAGGACCAATTACGGAAGAAGTTCCAGAACGCCGTGAGCAGCAGGAACGGAAACTGCGAATGCGTTACGAGCCTGCATAGCAAGGATCGTTTCGTCAGTCAGAGTTCCAACGGAAGTGTCAACCTTGGCCTTGACGCCACCACGGTCACCAGCCATCAAGTAATCCGGGTTGGTGATGAACATAAGTGGATTACCGGTTGGAGCGTCAGAAGCGGTTGCATTGGTGCGAGCACCTAGAGACCACTTGATCGGAATTCCGAACAGAGTGTCAGGAGCGCCACCAGCTACACCACCGAAGTCAGAATTGATGAAGACCGGGAGGTTCTGAGAGGTCTTGATACCGCGAATCTGAGACTTGAATGATGGGTGAGCAACGATCAAAGCTCGGTCTGGTGCGTACCACTGAGAACCTTCAACAGTTGCAAGCAATGCAGAAAGGTTGTCATAGGTAACGGCTGCACCGGTACCGGCCGTAGCTACACGGTTGGTATCTGCGGTGTAACCAGAACCGGTGTCATCGTGACGGAGGCTGTAGTAAAGCGAGTTGAACGGAACGGTTCCCAGGTTTGCAACTGCGGTTGTGCCAAGAGCTGCATTGTCTAGGGTGATTGCGTAAGAACGGCCGAACTCAGCTTGCTTGATCTTGATGAGGTCAACAATGGAGTCAGAGATATCTTCGTTAGCGATACGGAAGACAAGACCGAACTTAACTGCGGAAAGAGTTACCTTGTCGTTGGTGCCCGAGTCCTCAGAGAATGCAGAACCCTTTGCAGTGGTTGCAACGTGAGCTGCACCAGAGCGAGGAACAACCATTGACTCATACTTCATTGGCGTCTGAGTGACGCTAGAAAGTACGAAAGACTGAATTGCTGGACGCTGGATTACATCAGCGGAATATTCAACTGGAATCCAGTTGTCGAAAGTTTCGCGTGCCATTTAGTTTCCCTAAAGGTCGAATTGGATTTTCTTAACTCGCACCTTCGGGAGTTCAACTCAACCGTTGGCACTTCATAAACCGGCTGGTTGGACATTCATCAGGAGTTCAACTCAACTGATAACGAATGCAAAACCCGCCTATCTGTTGCTTCCAACGAATAGGCGGGTAAATGCGATTCCCAATTGTTTACTTCACTCCGAGCATTGCCTTTGCGATACGGTCAATACCGGTCTCCTTCTTTTCAACCGGTGGCCTGTCGGCAGCATCCTTCCGGGTAGCCGGATTAGCTCTTACCTTCTTCGCATCGGTGAAGAGGTCAGGGAATGACTCCTTCAAGTCCGCTAGCTGTTCGTCCAGGCCGGTCAGCTCACCGTCATCCGGGTCAACGTCAATCTCTTCAAGGTCAAGCATCTTGATAAGACGCTTTGCATTGACTTCCGGCTTCAATCCGAGCTTGGTCAGTCCAGCGGTTGCTTCGGTGTTGATGATGCGAGTCTTGTAACGTTCCGCTTCTTGTGCCCGAGCTTCTTCCTTTGCCTTTTCGACATCGGTTAGACCTTGTGTGCTCTTGGCTTCGTATTCGGCAATCTTGGCTTTGAGTTCCTTGATCTTGTTACCGCGTCTGTCAGACTCACGCATAACCTTCGTGAATTCGGTCTTGGTCGGTGGAGTCCACTCTTCCGATTCCGAACCTTCTCCGTCAGCCTCAGAGCCTTCCTGACCCTCTTCTAGCTCTTCGCCTTCGGTCTCTTCTTCACGGTTGGTTTCGTCAATTACTTCTGCGTTGTCGCCAGTTTTCATTTCTTACCTTTCTTGGTGGGGTTTCTTGGTGGGATTTGGATTAGGTGCCAGCAAAGGCACCGGTCTTGATTGCTCTACGTGCTGATTGCTGGACTGAGGCAGGCAATTTGGTTCCGGCTTCCAAGAGCCGATCAGCAGCAGCTAGCCGAGCTGTATTCGAGTCCGAACCGGACCAGCCTTTAAGGACTGACCTATTGGCTTCACGCTCTAGCGCTTCCGGATAGGACGGACCTTCATCCGGTGTCCAATCCTCAGACCAGGGAGCGACTGAGCATCGGCAATTCGGGTGTACCGGTGGACCATCAAAGCCCTTATCCGATGTCTTACCGACATTCGAATTGCAATCTAGGCAAGCGTCCCTTTCACCGATGAACACTTGTCCAAGGCCAGCACCGTTTGAAACCTTCGTCACTGCATAACTGATGGCCTGGTTCACAAACCAAGTCACCGAACGATCAAGTGAAGTGACAGCGGAACTAGCGCTTGCGAATGCCGGTGTCAGCTCTTCGAACTCGGCATCGTCCCCGAGTAAGTCGATATAACTTCCAGCGTCGTCCAGAGCTGATGAAACGTTATCGTTTACTTTGCTGATTTGCTTTGCTGTTCTATTTGGAGTTGTTATTTGTACCACTCGCCGGCTAGGGTCATCTATTTGTTCAATTGTTTGTTGTGTTCCTAATGCGTGACCCTTTTCAACTGCCCTAGCGATATCCGCCGACTGAGAGCTAGGAGCTGCCGCTAGATGTCCTTTCAAAGTGGCCTTGTAGGAAGCCAGCTTCAAAGCGTCATCCGCTTTAGCGTCCGTGCTGCCGAATGCGTTAACCCATTCCTGATGAGCTAACCGGCCGAACTGTGCAACGTGATCCTTCAAAGGCTTAACAACATCGGCCTTGGTCTGATCTTCTAATTGCTGGTTCTGCCGCTGATATCTGGATTGGTCCTCATGGATCATGCGGCCTGCTCATCAGAAGCGGACGATTGTTCCTCTCCAATGAGGGCATCAACCAATTGTTGAACCTGCTCAGGAGAAACGATCCCCGCAGTGACACCGAAGGAAAGACCCTGAACGGCCTTGCCGATATCAATGAGGATGTCAGCTCGGTCCTTCAAGCTCATTACCCCGTTGTCCGGAATTCCCATAGCGTCAATTTCGGTGGTGGTGTAGCCAGCTTCTATGTATGCCTGACGTGCCGGAATACCAGCATTGATCTTGGCTTGGACAACTTGCCAAGTGTTTAGATCATCAGTGGACTGAGGACTTGCCCAGTGGACAGCAACGTTCGGCTGGTCAATTCCAAGCAAGGTCAGAGCATCAGTGAATACGTCAATCAGAGAACCAGTGAATGACAGCTCACGATTACGGACCTTCTTAACCAACGGAGCATCGGCGGTTCGGAGAGATTCACCGGACGGAGCTTCCCCGGTTGGATCGAAATAATGGAATGGCGTATTCGTTACCTGTGCCATCATTCGTATCCACATATCCAGCGAGTCAAGGAAGTTCTTAGAGTCCGCTGGATCGAACTGTCCAACCCGCTGTGCATTAGGAAGCGTCCAGACGGTGCCCGGATCAGCTTTCAATGGCGAGCTAGGAGCGACGTGACTTGAATACTGGTCTGTTCCTACTGCGGTTGGCTGAGGAGTTTCGGCATCGTGGAATAGGTCAGCATCGAAATCGTCAATCTCAGTCGAGTCCTGACCCTCATTAAGCATGATCCAACGCTGAGGGAATCCCTGGAAGTCGATAGAGGCAAGATGGTTAATGGCAATCTTGTTAATGGCATCCTGAGCTGAATAGGCTTCCTTGTGCTCAGGGCTTGCATGTAGAGCTGTACGGAAGTGATAGACCGGGATGAAGCCATAAACGTTCTCAATGATCGGCTCAGTGTCATCCTCATCCGGGCCAACGTAAGGACGAAAGTCAGTCTCAACCTCTCCCTTGGCATCCTTGTTCAGCGTGTAATAACGCTCGATACGATCCGGGTAATAGAGATTGACTCGAATGTAGGTGTCGTTGCCGGTGGTTGCCGGGACAGACCAACGCTTGATTGCAAATTCCTTCTGGCGTGGATTCTCAACCGAATAGATCACCTGAACGGACAACGGAGAGTTGTAGAACAGTTGAATTCCGGTTTCCGGGTCACCGTCAAGGATCAAGAATGAGTCACCGAAGGTGAGAGTCTTTAGGAACAGTCCCGGAAGCTCTAGGTCAAGCTGGTTGGAATCCCAAAGCTCTTGTAAAGCTGACTGTGCTTTCTCATCCGGTGAAGCGACGTTGTTTAGCTCGATACGGGAAGCGACAGCATCAACGGCAACACGAGCGAAGTTCAATCGCATCTTGTCAGTGCCGGAACTGCGGAACTTTCGCTTGATGGCATCGGAGAAGAACTTCATATCGTCGGCTGTATTGCCGTCGTAATACTTGGCAGCTTCGATGTAACCCGGTTGTGTCGAGTTCAGTTGAGCTAGGCCGCGTGCAAGGTCACTCATTAGGCACCGTCACCCGCATGAGCTGTTCCGTCTGTGCCTTCGGCCTGGTCCAGGGTGACGCTAGGAAGCCCTGAGCTGCCCGCAGAGGTACCAACGGCCGGAACTGGCTGTTGCTGGTCCTGAGTCCACTTCTGGAAGGACTTCCAAGCCGGTGCAACGTATCGACGGAGGACGGTAGCCAGGACGGCCAGGAGGACGGCTGTAAGCATCGGGGTAATGCCGGTTGCGAAGCTTCCCCACTCGGTTGCAGTGACCAAATGGGTATGACCAACGATCAAGGCACCGACGTTCACAAGTAACCAAGTGACGAAATGCCCAACAACAACAGGCTCATTCTTGGCAAAGCCCGAGTTGTCTTCGAGAATAGAATTATCTGACACGAAATATCCTTCATTTGGGCATAGAAATAGTCGTTGCCCATTTCAACGGGGTATTAAAGTTCCCCGATTCCTACAAATACGAGTGGGAACCCATAGGTTGCCGATGATTGGAGCGGTTCTTTGCCTTGATTCCATTGACCAGATAGGCAATTCCGCTACATACCGCGTCTACCATGTCGTCATTCGGTGCCTTCGGGAATGAAGTCATCTGTTCTTCAACCTTCGGAAGCCGTTTCGAGTGGTAAACCAAGCCTTTGTTGTACAAGGTGTAGACCCGAGCTGCCCGAACCTCTTTACGGTCGGACTGATGAACTGTCACAACCGGAACAGGGACATCTTCAAGAATCTTCTTCCATACGTCCCCACCCTGGTTGGTCTCTACAAGCACCTTGGCAACCGGGTACATATCGCAAATCTGGATTATGCGAGCTGCCAACTTGTCAGGAGGCAACTTCACTTGCCAGCATTCATCTACAACGGCTCTCTTGGCTTCCTTAGCCCAACCAATGACGGCAATACCGGTGTAGTCCGAAGATGCCTTTGACGTGACGGCAGGGTCAATGGACAACAATCTTGGTCCAACACCAGGAACTTCCCCGTACTTGAAATCACCCGGTGCCCAATAGTCACCATCGGAACCCATAGGTGAGTTCAGATAGTTCTTTGCGAAGTCGGCATTAGCCCGAATGGACTGCATGTAGTCCAAGCTGAACTTGTCAGGGCCATCAGGCCAGATAGAGGACTCGGAACCGTCCTCATGTTCGATGATCGGCAAGTGATGATGAACATGGATCGGAGGTTTCATTTCCGCAATCCATCGTTCAGGTTCATCGGTTACCGACTTCACCAAGTCGTGAATGATGGAATCCGTCATTGTGACGGTTCCTGAGAACACAACACGAGCTGAGGTATTCAGGTAGAGAATGGCGTCACGAATAGCCTCTAGTCGCTTCTCCTTCAAACCCTTTGAATACTGGTCTCCTGGTGGTTCGATGTCGTCCAGAATCAGGAGGTCCGGTCTTCGGTTACCGTCCTTCAAACCAAGAGAGGATGAGTCCGCACCCTTGCCAACGAATATGAACCCTGAGTTGGCTTTGTACTTCCATTCGTTGTCCGCTACTGCCCTACCGTTTCGCTTCAACGGATTCACAAGGTCAGGGAAGTCTTCACGCAACTGTTCGTTCTGGTCCAGCTCCTGCCGGAAGGTCTGTAGGTGAGTCTGTGCCTGTTGTGCAGTGTCAGCGAATGCAGCAGCGTACTTAACATGGCCGAATGCGGCTGCCCACATAGGAAGGATCAGGAACCACCAAGTCGATTTACCCATTGCGCGGGGAGCAATGTAAGCGTCACGTCTTGGCTTACCGTCAATCCATGACTTAGCTCGGTTCACCCATTCGATATGAACCGGGGAAAAGGAAATGTGATTACCCCTGGTCTCATCCTGCAAATGGGTAGAGAGATAGATCAGAGCGAACGCCAGAGGATCGGCATAGGAGACAGACATTCGATCCTCAACCGAAGTGAGGTCAAATGAACCCAGGTACCCGAGATAAGCATTCAGATCGAAAGACTCAGGGATGAGTTCGTATTGAGGGATTGTGTCTGTCATTCAAACTTGCCATTCTTGCCACCTGAGAGCCACACAGAGCGACTAACCAAGCGATAGAGGGTGGATGTACCGGAGAGGAGAAATGAGGGCTTAGAAACGTCCTCATATCAATAGAGCTAGGAAGGGATTACCTCTACAAGTTCCGCATCTTCAACGTCTTTCACCTGTGGCATGAACGGAAGCGAAGGAACCCGATTCTCAATTTGATTCGCATTAGTACGGGATGCAGTGGCCCCAGCTATCAAACCCAGAACTGCCGGTACCGACCTTGGTTTTTCAGAACCGTTGTCCTTCGGCTTGTCAATACCTGTGATCGCATCTATGCGGGCTTGCAATGCCGTTGCTGCCTTGATTGCTGGCACGTCACCCGAGCTGACACCAGCGGACAAGTGTTGAAGCAATGTCTCGTATCTGGTGAGCGCTTGCTTCTTCGCTTCGTCCAGTTGCGGAACCACATACAAAGAAAGGGCAAGCTCAATCCGTCTGTGCACTGTGGCTTGGCTGATGGGCATTCCCTTGTCCGTCATGGCTTCGGCAATCTGCCGTTCCGTCATGCCGGTGTTGTGCAACCTCAGAGCTTCCAGAGCTTCACTCTCGGTCTGTGCCTTGGTTCGGTTCTTCATTGCGGTTGGGTAACTCTTACTTTCTCAGGATCGGGTGTTTATAACGATGTGCTCGGTTGACATATTCGTTGGCTTATGCCTGTGTCCGGATTGCCTGCCTATGCCGCCCAGGTTTACATAATCATCGTTAGCGGTGCATGTTGACATTATCGGTGCGGTGTGCTTCTCCCCTGCCTTACTGCCGAGCTGGAAACTCACTCGCAAGGGGTCGGGCTGGCTAGGTATTCAGCAAGGAATTAGGACAGTGAATAAGGTCCATCTACAGAGTCCACTGGCTCAGAACTGAATGAAGGTGTGATTAACCAACCGTTGCATGTGTACGGATACACGTATGCATTCGGGTCTTGTCCTTCTAGCTTCTCCTGTAGTTCTGCCACTGTCATTAACCGGAGGTTTGTTCCATCCTCAGTCTTCAACTCACTGATGTTCAATGGGGGATGTTGCATAGATGTTCTTCTCTCTAACTTTGGGATTTGTTCTTTGCCGGGGAATTGGAGAATCCGAAGGTTGTTTCCTGTACGTATCCAGCATCGGAGAATGAGCCATTGTGATTGCTCAATACGTCTGGGACTTCTTCCTTGGACTTCTCTACCGGTTTCTTGTCCCTGTGTATCTCTACCGAGAGACTGAGGGATATCTTCATTGGTTGTTCTTTGTCGGGGTTTAGACGAGTGTCAATTCTGGTAGATCAGTGAAGTTGATGATTGAGAATCCAGCGTCACTGACCAGCCACTCATAGAATTCATTCAGGAGTTCCAGCTTGCTTAGGTCTCTCGGAACAATGTTCCTGGCTACTAATGCCAGAGTGAATGAGGAGATTACTTCTCTAGCGGCTGGTGGCTTCTCTAGGCCATGACTGTCTAGTTCAATCTTCTCAGTTGCTACGTGCTCCGTTTCCAGCTTCACGAGCGGTACTGTTAGCCCTTCTTTTGTCGTTGCAACATGCAGTTGTTGGTTAGCTACTTCTTCGGCTTCCCTTAGAAGAGTCTCGGCTTGGTCTCTCATCAATTACTTTCTTTCCGTGGTTTGGTGGTGGGTTGGTGTCGAGTAATAGCCGATCCTGAATCTCTCGCAATCGTCACAGCAATATTCGACGTAATTACCTTCTGCATCCCATTGGTTTGAGGATGTGCCTGTCTTCAATTCTTCGTACTCCATAGTTCTAGTTCTTCTGCCGAGAGAGGACTTTCACCTAGATCAGTAACAGGTACGTTGTGAAAGTTCTTCGGTTCATCCCTGTCCAGCTCATAACATCCAGTGAATAGGAGTGTGCAGGATGGGAACATCCAAGCAATTACCTTCAACATGAACATCACGAATAGGACTAACATGGGATTACTTTCTTGCCGGGTTTCTGGTGGGGTTTAGCGGCCTTGTTACTGGCCTTGGCTGATGGCCCAATCAAGTTGGGTCTTGGCCTTGCTGTATTCGGTCTGAGCTGCCTCTAGGGCTTGTTCTGCCGCTACCAGCGCTCTACCGGCCTGGACTACCTGAGTCCTGACATCGGCTGAGTATTCGAGCGAGTCAGCCTCAGTGTTGAGAGCGTTGATATCGACTTCCTGAGCTGGGTTGGTCACTTGCTGCCTTCCGGGTTTGCTTCTCTTACTTGGTGCGTGCAGTGGTCAGGACTGATACAGAAATCGACTGACCATTTCGCTTGGCTCTTTGCCGGGTCTGAGTGGCTGTTATCGCTGGTTGCTGGCGTCTTGACCATCGCTGATCCTTATTGCTTTGATCTTTCCGCCTAGCGTTGCCTCAATGCGTAGCTGGCAATCATTGGTTAGACCGGGCATACCATCAAGCTCTTCCCTGAGCTGTCCAACGGTCTCCAATGGCGTCTTAAATAGCGTCCGTACTTGCTTCATCTTCGTCCTTAATAGCTACAAAATCTCTTAGTGCTTGGAGGTACTTCAACCGTGCTTCTTCGCTATGGCACCATTCGTATTCATCGCGTGTAGCTTCTACGTGGTTCCATGCCTGAATTGATGTAGTGGACACATCTAACTTCTTTCTCTTCACTCATTCCAACGGTTGTGATTCACCTAGTGATTCCTTAAATGGCCTTGATTCCTGAATTGATCTAGGACTCATTTTCCGGAGGATGAACCAAGATGGGTGCTGGCTCAGTGTTCTGAGTGCTCCCCGTCCACTTATTAGGTAGCGCTGGATAGTGCTGAGACAGTGCTTAGGTAGTGCCAATTTCTGCAATCTGGTGTGATGTATTACCCGTTGAAACGGTCATGCCAGAATTACTTTGGTCTGATGTCTCGCACTTCCAGAGTGTTGTTGACGACAGATACCCGTATCCATTCCTAGCCTTTCGAGCCAATGACGGCACGTACAGGGATAGGAACTGTGCTGCCAACCTCGCTTGGTCCAAGGCAGCCGTTCAAAAGGGCAAGCTGACAGGCTTCATCGTCTATTTCGTCTGGGAACCGAACTGGCAAGCCACCGTTGACACTCTCAAATCAATGGTCGGCACTCCTGATCCACATATGGCCGTGATGATTGATGTTGAGAACTGGTCCGGCCGGATCACCGGTAATCAGAGTGCAGGGATCAATGCAGCTCGTGAAGCTGTCATTTCCTGGCTTGGTGGCAACCGTAAGCGTGTCATCGGATACGGCAACCGATCCGACCTAGCCAACCTTTGGCCTAACCGTGGTGACGCTCAGGTAATCGTTGCCAACTATTCGGGTGTGCCAACTGGTATTGCCGGAATGATCGGCCACCAGTACGCGGACAACGCGAATACGCCACCGTTCGGACCATCGGATATCAACCGTGCCGAAATGACGGCTAACCAATTTGCTGCCCTATTAGGTCTGCCGGTTCCTAGTGACCCTCAGCCAGAACCAACCAAGCCACCTAAGCCACAGCCAGATATTCCAACCGGAGATGAAGAAGGAATGTACATAATCGTTCAGAACAACCAAAGTAACGCCATCGCGCTAGTTGCTCCTGGCCTATGGCAGCCGTTGAACTACGGAGACAATCCGATCACTGCGGATGACATCAAGGTTCTTCTAGGTATGCCGCTATGCAAGTCCAGTGAGGTAATCACCATGAGTCCAGCTCGGTACGGCATTATGAAGTCCAAGATTGCCGGTGTGACCAACTAACACACGGCACAAGTAAAGCCCGCTCCTGACTGTTTAGGAACGGGCTTTCTTGTTTTCCCCTGGCTGGCTTATGACTTGCTCGGCAATGGCAGAGGCAACCGCAATCCGATAGTCGGCAGTGGGAAAACGTCAAGTGACAACGATGGTGCCGTGTAGCTCGGCAATGGGATCGGAAGTGATGGAACCGGAAAGGGAAGCATCGACGGTGAAACAGCTCTAGGAGCTTGGCTCGAAACTGCCTGTGAAGCGGCCTGAGAGCCATTCTGAGACACCGGGAACGGTTGTCCGGCCGTGAGTGCCGGGGAGCTGGACGGACGGCTTACAGGCGAGCTGTCACGCATAGGACCAGGAGACTTGCTAGCCCTGGTGGGAGAGGCTGAGACAGTCACCTTGCTAGGTGCTCGGTATGGCGTCCTACCCGAGTCGCTAGGAGTCGATAGAGCAACAATGAGGATCACGGCCATGATGATTGAAGCTACGGCAGCAACCAGGCCAACATATCTGTCATCTGCGGTCTTGAATAACCTCACTAGCTATCAACTGCATTTCTTGCTTATTGCAAGCCGTTGTTTGTCGTTCGCTGCCCGGTCTCGGTTGTATTTGTCGATTGCCGCTTTCCACTGAGGATCAGTAACCGGCACACGCTTAGCTATGAGCTGAGACTTCGTATTCTCTAGCTGATCTACAACCGCTCTATCCTGCTGTGCAACTGTTCGCTGATTTGCTGTGTTGGTGGCTTGGCATTTCTGGATACTCGCCAGATGAACCGTGTTGTAAGTGGAATCACCGGATGTCACCAAGAGTAGGACCGCGAACAGCGCAATAAGAATCTTCACCAAAGGTGTCAGCAATAATGGCGGATACTCTTTATAAGCCGTTTCCACCGCTTTAGAGACAACCTGATCTATCTCTAGCTCTTCTTCTCTAGTCATCGCGTAATTTTCCGTCCCCGATAAGCCTATCCAGCAACATCTTGTTCTGTTCCTTCAAATCGGCTATCTCTTTGTCTTTGCTGGCGAGCTGTTCGGAATGAGCCTTCTCTAACCGAGCTTCCAGAGTCTTTCTTGTCTCTTCTGAGGAGACACGAGCGGCAGTTTCAATACGTGCTCGTTCACGTTTTCTATTTCTAAGATACCTTAATAAGAAGCCAATTGCTGCACCGAATACGGCCAACAATGAAGACACGCCAGAGAGAATGCCTCCAAGATTATCAAGGAATGTTCCCGATCCCCCGGCCGCTATTAGAATGTGTAGCATCCCCAGTTCCTAGCCCTAATATCATCGCGTCCAAGGTCTCATAGCTAGAACTGTCGGCCTTTAGTTCATACTGATTCTCAAGGAACTCAATGCGAATACGGGCAAGACGTAGTTCGGTATGGAGTCGTGCCAGCTCATCCAACAGGAGATTGACTCGATTCTTTTCCAATCCTGCGGACGCCATTGGGTGACCTTCGATCTTATTTTCAATTGCTTGCTTCATGTTCCAACGGCTCACTTCTCTAGCAGGATTCCAAGGTCTTCCGATGTGGCCTCATCCTGAAAACTCATAGCTGGACATCGGCTATCCGCGTACTTAAGCCAGACCCGGCAATCGTAAACACCACAGATACCCCAATTATGGAAATAAAAGGTGTGGCCGCAATCAGAACATCTACCTTTGATGTGCCTAGACATCTTCTGCAACCTCACTTTCATATCCGATCAACAATTCTTGGAGCTTCAACTTGGCCCGGTGAATACGGGTCAGGACAGTGTTTCGAGGGATGCCCAACAGCTCAGAAACCTGATTGACGCTTAGGTCTTCCACCTTGTGAAGCCAGAACGCTTCACGGAAGTTCTCAGGGAGCTGGTCCAGGGCTTGCAAGAGGATCGGATTGATATGGTCATCAAAGTGAGAGGTCTCAGCGGACTCAACCGCGTCCAGGGCTTCATTGAAGTCCTCAAAGGAATAAACCTCATCCGGCTTCGTTTGTTGTGACCGGTACATATCAACATGCCGGTTCTGCATGATCCGATGAAGCCAGTTCAGCGCATTGGTGCCGGGAGTGTAGGAGTCAATGCCTATCCAGGCTTTCAGAAGCGTTTCTTGGCAGAGGTCTTCGGCTTTGTACTTGTCTTTGGTGAGTCTTAATGCCTGTGCTAAGAGGGCTTTTTCGTGAGGTACTATTTCAGTAGCGAATACCCCTTGTGTGTCCATGCAGTGTCTTACCTATTCTGGCGTAACGCCTAGTGCTTCGGTAAGACAATCAGTAGAGCTGTTGTAACATTAATTATACGTGAATTGGATCAATTCACAAAATTGATAGGTAATCATTTGAATTGATGGTTCATAATGCTCAGTGTGACGGAGGTCACTTCCTATTGAAGGTGAATTGCCGTATTATTGTATTCGTAGTTAAGAGATAGAGGTTCCCCACTACAGACCCGTTCTCTAAAGGATGTGTAGTGGCTCCTTTAGAGGGCGGGTTTGTTGCTTTCTAGGTGGAGTGCAACTGCCAGAGATTCAACCTCCTGGTAGCCATAGAAACGGTGTACTTTCGTGCGCTGAGGGATTGGGAGATAACTGAATACACGCAAGATGGTTTGCTGAGATAACCGCTGGTAGCTCTAAGGTGTTGAAAACTTGGAGTAATGAAAGGCTCTATCTCAGGAGGCACCATAGCTAGGCTCAGTGCTGATGATGCTAGGAATATCGGTCCAAGCGTGTATTCAAGGGTCCAATGGAAGCCATTCAAGGGTGTTCTCAGAACTGGTAAGTCGAACCGCAGTGAGCTTGAAATAGCTTGCCCGTTGGATAACGGTTCTCAGGGCAATTGTGCCTAAATACAGAAGAACAGTAAGAACCGAGAGAGTGAATGAGAATGACCAACCTACTAACCCGAGTGGCACAAGCTATCCAGGCTGCTGAGGACGCTCCTGCACAGGCTAGAGAGTGGATATCAGTTCCGAAGAGGGAACAACGGAGGTACGAATGTCTAGCTGCCGCAGCTCTAGCAGTGAGATTGACCAGCGGACAGGAGACACTCTCTCCTAGCTAGAGAATGTCCATACAAACGAAGAACCAGGAAACTCCCGAGTGAGAAGCTTCCTGGTTCTCTTTCGTTCTGAGAAGGTCTGTGCCTCAGTGTGAAGCGTCATAGGCATCTAGGATCGGTTGAGCGATACGGCCACGCTCAGAGACCTTGTGACCCTTCTGCCTGGCCCATTCGCGTATCCGGTTCATTTCATCCTTGGACCGCTTGACGGCACCGTTTGAAGCTGGCTTCTGCTGTCCCCTGTTCCGGTTGACCTTCCGAGCTGCCGCAACGAATGGTTCAAGCTTCCTGGTGAACTTGTCACCGTTGCGCTTGCTCAGGTCTATCTCATAGTCCTTCCCGTCCAGAGCGAAACTGAACGTCCTGACATCCTTGGCAGTACCGTCCAAGTCGTCAGTCATCGTCACTTGAATCTTCTGAGCCATCCTCAATCCCCTCCGTTGAGTTCAATCGAGAGCTGATAAGAACTCTCTTTGCTCCTCTTCCGCCCGGTTGAACAACGATGTTCAAGCTAGCAGATACAAGCCGTCTTTGATCGGTTAGAGACAGTGCTTCGAAAGCTTCCCTTAGCTGGTCACCAACTTCCCGGTATTCCCTGATGATCCCTAGAGCATCTTTGGCGCTCACCGTTTCACCGGGCTTGGTTGGTGGCCTAATCATCCGGCTACGTTCATTGGTACCGCGTGGATCAGGGGTAACCGTGATCCCCCGTTCTGCCCAATTCTGCATGAGTGTCTGTTGAGCTTCAATCAGCATGGCCGTATGAGCGTTGGACTTGGCAAAGTCGGCTATGGCCTGCTGAATGTCCTCCTCTTGGATTTTCAAGGGAGCAACACGTTTGTTGTACTCAGCTCGGCTTAGGTCACCTTCGGTGTAGAGGTCAAGCAAGCGCTCTAGCTTCTTCTGTACCTCACCGAGAGAGCTATGGAGCTGTCCTAGCTCGGCTTCTGATCCTGTGTCGTCTGTGAGCTGTTCAGGCTGCCAGAGATAGAGCTTCAACAACTCCTTAACGATCACAGCATCAAGGATTGAAGCTCGGATAGATGCGTGTCCAGCTCCGTTGCCCTTGCCATCGGTCACCAGGGCTATGCAACGGTAACCAGGAACCCTTGTGCCACCGGAGAAAACCATCTGCCGATCGCAGAAGCCACACTTGGCAATGCCGCTAGCTAGATGAGTCGGCTTCTGCCACTGTCCAGGCATCTTCGGAGTGCTGTAGATCGTTCGGACATCCCTGACCATCTGCAAAGCCCTTTCCCGGTCATCAGCAATGATCGGAGGCCAAACAGCCGGTCCGTATGGCTCATCGTCGTGTTCGACGTAGCCCGCGTTACGCCACCGTCTGAGCAGGGCAACCATGCTGGCAGCGTGCCATTCCCCACCGCGTGCCGTCTTGATGCCTGACTCCCTGAACAGCTCTAGGACTTCAAACTTCCTGGCACCGGAGAGAGCCATTTCAGTTCCACGCTTGATGAGGTCAGCCTCATCAGGTTCCGGAGTGATCTTGTCTTCCTTGAAACCGAAGGGTCTCTTGCCTGCACCGGGAAGACCCTTCTCCCGCTTGTGAATGTTGGCCTGTCGTTGACGCTCAGCTCTCCGTCTGGACTCGAAAGCGTCGATAGAGCCACGGATACCCGCCATGAGTGCACCGGCAGCCGTAGAAGGGTCTACATGGCCGTCACGCAAGGTCTCCCAGGTTGCTCCTGCCTGCGAACAGGTAAACATCAGAGCGAACTTCTCAGTCTCGTTCCTGGCTAGACGTGCCTCTTCGGTTGCCAGGATGACAGTGAACTTCCCGGAGGCGAGATCGGCTAACAGCCGGTCAAAGTCCGGCCGGTTCTCAGCCTTGGCAGCGCTCAGGCCGTCGTCAACGTATCGGTCAACGATGGTCAGTCCCCGAGCTGCGGCAAGCCGTTCTAGGTCGGCTAGCTGGTTCTCAACCTTGGGAACGTTGTCATCAGCCTTGGAGATACGCGCATACAGGGCAGCAAGTTTCGGCAT